ATGAGGATGTTTCTTGAAACATTTAACAAAGGGTACTGTATCTGGCGTTAGAAAAAGTAAGGGTGCTTCATCGAATGGCAACAGATGGGTTAATGGAGGCGCTGGAAAACAATGAAATTAAAGGTAAAGACAAGGCGATTACTTGGGGTATTGTATCGGATCACCTTGAGAAATTTGAGGGTATGCCAACGCAAATACATGAAGTCAGGCAGGAAATAAATGCAGAACAACTAAATGAACGCTTAAATCAGATTAAAGAAGAATTAAGAGAAAAAAATGCAACTGTAATTGAGGTGAAATCTGATGAATGAAATTTTTAAACAAACTCCTTATCCGGGTATAGAATCGTTTTCTAATGAGGAAATGGTTGCCATTGCTGAAAAGCATGGAACTGATTTTTTATTAAACCAATTACAAGAACGTGAAAGAGTTATTCAATTAGCAAAAGATGATCCGTTGCGTTACGGAATAAAACTCGATCCTTGGAAGGATGCGGATCGGTTACTTGAAGAATATGATGAGTTGTTAATTCTTGGAGGAAACAGAAGTGGCAAGACTGAATACGCGGCCCGAACTGTGGCTAATAAAATGGCTTTTAATGATGCCATTAACACTTGGTGTTTACACACTACGTTGCCCTCTTCAGTGGAAATGCAACAACCCGTTGTAAGGAAATATCTTCCTCCAGAATGGAGAAACATTGGTAAGCAAGGCCAAACTACAAATGTTAGATGGACTGATAAAAGTGGTTTTGCAGATCAGGTTTTTATTTTGCCAAACCGTAGTCGTACACGTTTCTTAAATTACTCAATGGATGACAAGGTTTATGAAGGTGGTGAACTTGATTTTATATGGGCAGATGAATTGATCGGTTATGAATTAGTTAAAACATTGCGCTACCGTATTGTTACTCGAAGTGGAAAGTTATTAATTACTTTTACCCCTGTTCGCGGATACACAATGACAGTTAAAGAATACTTAGCTGGATCTCGTGTTGTTGAAAGTCGTCCTGCGGAATTATTGGAACAAGAAAACATTCATGTGCCGGGATGTAAAAAAGGAGAGATGCCATATATTTTGGAAGCTAGAAGTCGAAGCGCTGCCATTATTTGTTTTCATAGTATTTGGAATCCATTTGGCGGCTATGAAAATATTGTCAAAATGCTCGATGGAAAAAGCACTGAAGAAATAAAAATTCGTGCTTATGGATGGGCTGAACGATTAGAAGGAAAAGCATTCCCGCGCTTTAATGAAAACGTCCATGTAGTAGATCCAAAAGATATACCCACTTCTGGAACTCGATACTGCGCTTGTGATCCGGGTGGTACAAAAAATTGGTTCATAAAATGGTACATCATCGATGATATGGAAAGAGTGTGGCTTTATCGAGAATGGCCGGATCGAAAAACTTACGGTGAATGGGCTTTGCCTTCAGACAAGCCAGACGGCAAACCCGGAAGCGCTCAAACTCCATTGGGTATGTCGATTTTATCATATAAAAAATTAATAAAAAAATTAGAAGGTGATGAAGATATATTTGAAAGAGTAATCGATCCACGGGGAGGTGGGGCAGAAGTTCCAAACGTAAAGCAGGGTCAATCAATCATTAGTATGATGGATGAAGAACAGCAAGATGGAGAAGGTAATGTTGTTGGCGAAAGTATTGTTTGGCACGCAGGGCCGGGAGGTGACATCGAGGATGGGATCACTGTTATAAATGATATGCTGGATTACGATGAAAGCGCTCCTGTTAGCGCAATGAATCATCCCAAGTTTTTTATTAGTAGTGAATGTGAGCAAAGCATTTATGCCTATGCTGAATACACTGGGTTAGATGGATTAAAGGGAGCGCTAAAAGATGTAATAGATCCTGATCGTTATTTGTTTAAACGAGGCATTTATTATATCGATGAAAATAATATGCAAGCAACTGGAGGGTTTCAGGAACCAAAAAGATTCGGATGAAAAAATATAAAAAATTTAGTCTCGCCCCTACTCACCAAGTCCCTTTCCTCAAGGGCGTAACCGTTAATGCAACAAACCAATGGGGCGGGGCTTATTTAAAATGAAATTTAACGATCTACCATTATTGTTGAAACCTATGATTGTAAGTCAAATCACGGGTTTAGATACGAAACAAATTAGAGCGCTTGGCGATTCGGATCAGTTGGAAGTTATAAGAATAAATAACGGCTATAGATATTATAGCCGGGAAAGTTTAAGGAGGTTTTTAAATGTCAAAGGAGAAGAACAAATCCCGAAGTGATGAATGTCCGATTTGTGGTCATTCAATAAAATTACGCAAAGCAGGGATTAAATGGGAAATGCAATGTGTTCGTTGCTCTGTAAGCGCACGCGGAGATAACGGAGATATAGTATTTCAAAATTGGGTAAGATTTAGAAAAGGAATGGAAAAAGTAAAAATAAACAAAAAATGACACTTGAAGAATATAAATTAAATAATGAAGTAAGAGACACTGATCTTCGCACCTTAATGGGTGATCCGCGTTTTAATGCGGTATTAGCGTTAATAAGTTCGTTAAAAGATGAAATGGTTATCTACACAACTAACCCTGCTAATGCACATGAACCTTACAGAAACACTCATAATTTAGGCAGTATTAGCGCTTTATTGGCCCTTGAAACTCAATTTATGTATATCAACAAACCAAAAGAAGAAGATGACGTTGCCTAATTCTAGGTGATTTAAGTCAATTTAAGGTCTTTCAGGTTCTTTAAGAACTAAACTTTTAGACAAACCCACCCTGAAACGTGTTATTACTAAATTTTAAAGGCTTTTCTGTGGTTAGCCAAAAAATAAACCCTGTTACCGACTTGCAAGGTTAAAAGCATGGAAACATTAGATAAACCAGTAGGCACACCGTCTGCCACAAATGACGCGGATAACATCACCTTGGAGGGCTTGGGTGCAATGTTAACAAATAGTCAAAGCGCTCAATCGGAAACTGTGGAGGCAGACGTAGAGCAAGCCGAAACAGACGTATCAGATACCGAAACGGAAGAATTACCGAAAGGTGATGAACTTAATGAGCCAGAGGAACTATCTGAGCCGGAAGAAACCGATGATCCTGAAGCGCAAGACGCTGATGACGAGGAGGAATCAACCGGGTTAGATGACAAGGCGCAGGAGTCAGTTAATAAGCGCATCGCGAAATTAACCGCTAAACGAAAACTTGCCGAAGAAAATTGGAAAGATGAAGTAAAGCGTTCAGATGAGTTAGAGGCGCAAAATCAAAAACTCCAAGATCAGATCAATAAACAGGGTACAGAACAACTGAAAGCAAGTGATCCACTTGCTGATGTAATGACCAAAAAAGAGTTAAAAGAGAAGATCAAGGAAAACCGTGATTGGCGATTGTGGGCTTTGCGAAATCCAAATGGAGGAGAAATGTCTTTTCCAGATGGTAAGACGCAAGTCTACGATGAAGATCAGGTAGAAGGTATTCTAAAGTATGCAGAGGATAATTTGAATGAACACATTCCTTCTCGTGAAAAGTGGATTGATCAAAATGCTCAAATGAGAGCAGTTGCTCGTCAACAATTTCCCGCCTGGAATGATTCTTCAGATCCTCTTTATGCAGAGTACCAACAGATTTTGCAGCAACTACCAGAGATAAAACGCTTTCCACATTATGAAGTTTTAGCGGGTGTGTTTCAGATGGGTTTAGGGATGTATAACAAGCAATTGGAAGCATCCCAAAACAAGACTTCTGCCAAACCAAAAGCACAAAAAGTACAATCATCTACTGAGCCAACAAAAGTAGCTACTCCTGCAAGCGCACCGCCACCAGCGGCAGCGGGCAAAGGTGCAGCTAAAATTGTTGATGCTGAGAAATACGTTGATGAATCCAATGGTAGCGCTGATGCGGTAATGCAATTGCTCAAGGCACGCCGCAATGCGGCATAAAAAAAAGGATAAAATACTATGGCATCAGCAAATAGTTATGCCTCGCCTAGCACTACTGGTGGTAACAGGGAAGATCTCCGAGATGTATTAACCATCTTGGAACCAGAACAAACTCCCGTTGTTTCCGCTATGCGTAAAGGGCCGGGGCCAAGAGGAACTTTTACAGAAGTTCTCGCAGACGAGTTGGCAGCACCATCAACAGATGGTCAGCCAGAAGGAAAAGACATTGGCACGTTTTCTAATAAAGCTGTCAAACGTCAAAGGTTCGGTAACTACATTCAAATTGCATCACGCGATTTTGGTGTTTCCGATGTGCAAATGTTAGTCGATACCGCTGCGGTATCCAATGAATACGATTACGCTAAAATGAAAACGCTTCGCGAAATGAAGCGCGACATCGAAGCAACAATCTGTTCTAGGAATGATCGTCAATCCGGTAACGGTACTGACGCTTGGAAAACTCGCGGGTTGTTTAACTGGACTGCTAGTGGTCGTGCTGCGGATTCTGGTGATACATTAGGTGGTGCGAGAACAGCTCCATCAGATATTCCAACTGAATACAGAACTCCAGAAGCTCAAGATATTAATGCTCAAGGTAGTTTGACTGAAGAAAGACTTAATGGAGTGTTGCAATCTCTTTACCAGACTCATTCAGCCAAAAAAACTTACATGGGTGTTTTTGGTCCTGAAGTAGTTGAGAAGATTGATAACTTCACACGTTTAGAAAGTGCGAGTGGTTATTCTCGTTACACAATAAACGATCAAGCAGTTAAAAAGACCATTAATTTGGAAGTTAAGATTTTTAACTCCAGTTTTGGTCGGGTGAATGTAATGCCGTCTGTGTTCTTAGATCATAACGGAACTACGTTTAATACGGAAGTAGGATTGCTCCTTGATCTTGATCTTTTAGAGCTTCAATACATGGAGCCTTTAACAGTTCATAATTTGGACGATGAAGGTGGTGGACCTCGCGGTTACGCCAAGACTATCTATTCTCTTTGTTGTAAAAATCCAAAGGGATTAGCCGCAATTGATGATGGTGCTGGAGCAGCTTAATAAGGAGGTTAAAAGAAAGTTATGAATAAATATTCTTTAACAAATCAAGAAGCAACAAGGCAGGGTTTTACCCATATGTTTA